ATACCGTATCACTGGAATGCTGTCAGTTATCGGCGGATGGTTCATTACAGCTTTCGTAGCCTTTACTATCTGTGCACGGGTTACAGCCGATTTACATTGACGAGTCATTTACGGCTCTCGCCGATAGTAGTTTTTGTCTATTTTTATTTGAGTTAGACTATAACATGAGATGGCTTTCAATGGCTGGCGAGGTAGATTTGGATATTTTATATAGCATATATTTTTTGCATGATAAGGATGATGAAATCGTGGATATTATAGTTGAATGTCTCGATTTAGACTTGGGTGATTAACCATGAAATATCAACTTAGATGTCGCAAATATAGGTCAAAAGAATGGACTACTAGAACCGTAGACTGTAAAACAAAAGGTGATGTGTTTGAAGTTATTAAAAATTTTGTTTTGAGCAATAAATGTTATGACTACATGTATGGTTGGGTATGTGGTTTTCACGTTAGAGTTATTTATTTTAACAATATGGGTTTTGCACATTTGACGATTGATGGAAAACCTCGAATGGTTGATTTGTTATAAGGTGGTTGGAAAATGGAGACATTTAAGTCTGGTATATGCATAGCAGATTTACCTGAATATGATTTTGAGGGTTTAGTGGCGAATTATGTTTGGGAAGGTAGAAACGAGATAATTCTTGAAACTCTCGATTTGCTATAAGGAGGCTAGAGATGAAGCTGTATCAGATGCAAGACTCTTGCAAGGCGTATGTCGCTGATTATCTAGGAGAGCATGAAATTGACGGAAGCGATGACAACAAACTATGGATACATTACAACAAGATGAAGAGAGGTTTCATAGATTCGTATGTGGTGGACGGTAACGATTTCGGGCCACTCGGCATGTTTGCCTATCCGTCATTTCGTAGATGGCGTGCTGATGAAGGTAAGACATTGTCAGAGATATGCGGTGGTGACATCGACAAAACCATTGCAACATTTATCTGGGATACGATAAAGGAATACGTGATGGATGTACTTGGTATTATCTGAAATCTAGATAATCCGTAAAATTTCGGCTCGGCTCTCTATTGAAACGGGCAAGCCATTAGGGTATCATTTCGAGTCACGCAAAGGGGGTGAGAATAATCAGGGACAGAATCGAGAAGAAGCGAATCCTTACGATTGTCGACGGTTTCGTCAACGACGATGGCACGCCCTCCCCCATCGAGTTTACTATTGAAGGTAGGATGGGAGAGGCCACGGCATTGAAGCACGTTCGCAAGAACTATGATGACACCTTCATGTTGACCGGGATTCGCGAGGAGAGCGAAGTGTATTTCATGACGCTCAAGGAGTTCTACGCAAGTGCACACAAGATTGAAAAGGAGAATTAGAAATGTCTAACGAGATTATGAAGAATGACGAGAACGTGAACGGCCTCAAGATGTATTCGAGCTTCGAGGGTGAGACCCAGGAGGACAGGTTGCGCGTCTACGCGGCGGTGAGCGATGCCATGCCGCTAGATGACCATATCGGGGATACCCTCATGGTTTCCGATGTTGTCTACCAGCAGGTGCCTGTAGTTGACGATGACGGCGTAGAGCAGATTCGCACCCGCATCGTCCTCGTCACCCCCGAGGGGCAGGCATACGCTACCATTTCCAAGGGTGTCGAGACGAGCATGAACAACCTGTTCGCAATCGTGGGGCAGCCCACGTGGGAGCCTCCCATTCCCCTGAAGCCCGTGAAGAAGCAGGGACGCAACGGCTACAAGTTCACGTCGCTAGTACCCGTTCTGTAGATGTTTCACGTGAAACACCCCAACGAGAAATCGTTGGGGTGTTTTATCTTTAGGAGAGAACAATGGCACGTCTCAATCTAGGTAAGCAGACAAAGGCCAACGCAGCCGCCAACGCGAAGGTGAAGGACGCGGAGCGTAGGGCAAAGCGCAAGATGCAACGGCTTAGGCGCAAAGGCGTGCTGACGGGTTCCATCAACCCCCTGGAAAGCGTGCCGTCCAATGACACGTGGGCGCTCAAGGCGTACGCGAATCGTCTGGAGAAGTTCATCTCGCGTGACACGCGATACGTTGCCGGTTACGAGGGGACACCCATCCCCTACGCCGATTACCGCGATTACAAGCGCGTGGAGCGCAAATGGAACAGGGAGCATCGAAAGACATGGGAGAAGTTCGCGTCAAAGCCGTTCTACACGGGTGCGGGTGAGTCTGGTATGAACGTGTCGCAGGCACGCGAAATTGGCAAGCTGGAGCGTAGGCTAATCGAGTACGAGCGCAGCGCCGACCCCTCCTCCTTCAAGTCAGTGGCGCATCTGCGAAAGCGCATGGAGCGCCTACGCGCCGAGATGACGGGAGAGTACCGGGACAGGAGAATCGACACGCTGCGCGAGAACATGGTTAGGGCAGCTCTCACCTCCAATGATGACGTTCTGGCTTCTTCCGTTGACGAGTTGACCCCCACTCAGTTGCAGGCGCTATACGAGCAAACGGACTTCGTGGAGCGTTTGATGGGTTCATACGAGTGGATGAAGTCCACGGGGATACCCGGAAAGGCAACCGTCAAGCGGATAATGGAGGAACACGAGGAACACGAGAACTTGCGCAACCTAGTTGCCATGATTTCCTCGAAGGTCGAGTAGATGTACGTCGCGGACTTCGAGACCACGACCGACCCCGATGACTGCCGGGTGTGGGCCTGGGCGGTCTGCGAGGTGGGACAGCCCCTGTGCAGCTGCTATGGAAATTCCATCGAGTCCTTCATGGACTTCGTCAAGTCGAATCCCGATACCTACTATTTCCACAATCTAGCTTTCGATGGCGAGTTCATCATTCACCATCTCCTATCAAGTGGTTTTTCGTACTGTGAAGGTAGGTTAAAGGCAAACGAATTCGACACTCTCATATCAGACACGGGTAAGTATTACAAGATGCGAGTCTGCTTCGAGAGGAAGGGAAGGAAGAGGGGAAACGTATCGACCTTCAAGGACTCCTTGAAGAAGCTCCCGATGGGAGTCGATGCGATAGCCAAGGCGTTCCACCTCCCCATCTCAAAGCTGTCAATCGACTACGACGAGTACAGGGAACCAGGGCACGAGCTGACCAGGGAAGAGGTCGATTACGTCCTCAACGACGTGCGCATAGTCGCGATGGCGTTGCAGGTGCAGGAGGACAGGGGTCTGACCAAGCTCACGCTGGGAAGCGACGCACTCAACGATTGCAGGGAGTTCGTCGGTTTCAGGCGATGGAACAACCTGTTTCCCGAGCTGACCCTACAGGCCGATGACATGATACGCAAGGCATATAGGGGAGGCTACACCTATTGCAATCCGAAGACGCAGGCCGACGAGGACAGGCCGAACCTTTGCGTTGGCAACGGTAGCGTCTACGACGTGAATTCCATGTACCCTTCCGTCATGTCACAGTGCGAGTTGCCGGTTGGTTTGCCGGTCTGGTTCGATGGGAGGTACGAGACGGACGGGGAGTATCCGCTGCACGTGTCCTACGTCACGGCGTACCTGAAATCGCGCGAGAACAGGTTTCCCACCTTGCAGATAAAGCGCAATCCCTACTTCCGGGAGACCGAGTACATAACGGACACGGAAGGTTACGTGGAGTTGGCAGTCACCAATGTGGATTTGGAAGTGCTGGAAGCGCAGTACGAGATGGATATCCTGTCTTATAACGGCGGCTTCAAGTTCAGGTGCGCAAGCGGCGTTTTCGATGACTACATAGACTATTGGATGCGGGTAAAGGCAACAACCGAGGGTGGCGAGAGGACGCTGGCAAAGCTGATGCTCAACTCGCTCTACGGCAAGTTCGCCACCAACCCGCACGTGCAGTCCAAGGTTCCCTTCATGCGCGATGATGGCTCCGTCGGGTACAGCCTAATGCCGGAGGAGACGAGGAAACCCGTGTACACGCCGGTTGGCGTGTTCGTCACGAGTTATGCCAGAAAGAGGATAATCGAGGCGATAGAACACGTGCATGACAGGTTCTGCTACTGCGATACCGACTCCATCCACCTGACCGGGTGGCAACCCGTTTCGGGTATGGAGGTGCATCCTACCAGGTTGGGTGCCTGGAAGCACGAGAGCGATTTCGACAAGGCCAAGTACGTGAGGGCCAAGACGTACATGGAGCGAATCATCGCGACCGGCAAGATGGTGGATGGAAAATACGAGATGGTTGCGTGCGAACCCACCGTGGACGTGAAGTGCGCCGGACTTCCAGACCAGCTTAGGAGGGATTTGGATTTCGAGTCGTTCAGGCGTGGACTCGTCGTTTCGGGCAAGTTGCGTCCAAGACACGTGAAGGGTGGTATAATACTGGAAACGACCGATTTCACGCTGACGTGAGGAGCAGACATGGTTGAGAGAAGCTTTCGGATTGACGAGCAGACCTATCAATGCCTCAAGGAGATTTCGTTGAAGGAGACTGTTCCCGTCTCGTACCTCGTGAGGTTGGCGCTGCGCCGCCTGCTGGACGATTACGTTGACGGATTCGACATATTGTGATAACGTGTGTCACGTGTGATGCCCTAGCCGTTCGGCCTTATCGTGGATTGGACGGGTTGCCTTGGGTGAAACCACCGTTCCCACGTGTCCCCCTGGCAAGGACGGGTAACGTGGTTGGGGAATTTCACATACCCTTTGCAGCCGCCCCTCCCGACAAGGAGGGGCGGCAATCGTTAGGAGGAAGTTTTGGAAGAGGAAGAGATTCGCGAGTGGTTGCGCGAACGTCTCGAAGAGGGTGAGTACGCCACTGCGGAGACCTTCATTCACGACGTTTTCGAGCGCCACAACGAGTATCACGAGGGTGCCGAGGCCCGTATGCGCGAGTACGAGGAGCAGGTTGGAAACCTGTCCTCCGAGATAGACTCGCTCAAGGCACGCAACTACGACCTGTTGCAGATGGTTCCCGCGTCCGAGGAGACCGAAAACCTCGGAGATGGTGTGGTGGTCGAGGACGTTGCCGACGATGGCACGGTCTACCACATCGACAACCTGTTCACCGATAACCAGGATAACCAGGAGGTAGGAAATGCCGACTAAGAGGGTGACGGCGCTCAACGCCGACAACGTGGCGATTCTGAACGCCATTCGCAATTCCAGTTCGCTGGCATACCAGCAGCGCATCCCGGCCGCCACGCAGGGCGACATCCAGCAGACCGTGGATAACCTGCTCGAATACAAGCCGGCGATGAACGAGTTCGTCGACGCGCTCGTCAACCGCATCGGCGATGTGGTGGTCAAAAGCAAGATTTGGAGCAACCCGCTCTCACGATTCAAGCGCGGCATGCTGCAGTACGGAGACACCATCGAGGAACTTGGTCTCGACCTGCTCGAAGCCAAGCGCTACGACCCGAACAAGTGCTACGAGGACGTGTTCAAGTGCAACCCGCCAGATGTCATGAGCAACTTCCACACCATCAACCGCCAGGACTACTACGAGCTGACCATCAACGAGATGTTGCTGCGCCGCGCGTTCCTGTCCGATTACGGCTTGCAAGATTTGGTGGGCAGGGTCATGGAGACCCCGTACACGTCCGATTACTGGGACGAGTACCTAATCATGAAGAACCTGTTCGCCGAGTACGCACGTGTCGACGGTTTCTACAAGGTGCATGTGCCGGATGCCACCACCGTGACCACGCGTGCCGAGCGCACCGACGTTGCGATGACCATCACCGAGTCGGTGCGCTCGATGGCAGGTCGTCTCAAGTTCATCTCGCGCGACTACAACGCGGCACACCTGCCCACGTCGGCAAAACCGGGTGAGCTGGTGCTGTTCGCCACGCCGGAGTTCATCGCGATGCTAGACGTGAACGTAATTGCCTTCGCCTTCAACGTGAGCGCAGCTGACATTAACCTCTCCATCGTGGAGATTGACGACTTCGGCATTGACGGTTGCCAGGCAATCCTGGTGGACGAGGATTTCTTCATGTGCGCCGACACGCTCATATCCTTCGAGTCCATCCGCAATCCCAAGGCTATGAGCTGGAACTACTGGCTGCATCACTGGGGCATCTACTCCGTCTCTCGTTTCGTGAGCGCGGTCATGTTCACGACCGAGGCCGGAAGTTCCGTGTCCGCCCCTTCGCTGTCGGTGGCCTCCGTCGAGGTCGATTACGCCGAGGTGGACGGCACCAAGCCGACGTTCGCCGAGAAGGGCGGCAAGACCCGCTTCATCGCCACCGTCGATGGTACGGTGAACCCACCGACCCCGGGTATCGGGGTTCCACAGGGCGTGGTCTGGTCAATCACCGCATCTGACAAGCCGCTTTCGACCAAGACGTTCGTGGATGCCGAGGGCGTGCTTCACGTGTGGGCTGACGAGGAGGCAACCAACGTGACCATCCAGGCGGCGACTACCTACATTGACCCGTCCTCTCCCGTGTCCGGGCAGACCGCCAAGACCGCTACCCTGATTGTCGGCCTGGGTAGCGCCTACATACCGCCGAAGCCGACGGAGTAGGTGAGGAGACATGGCCGAGTTCCCCGGACTTCCCGAGGACGTGTACGAGTACCGCAACGAGTTCACCTATTCCACGTGGACCCCCGGCACGCGCGTGACGTTCGTCAACGTGCCGTGGGACTCGGCCTATCGCGATATCGTCTCGTTTGCCTCCGACTCGGCGAGGAACGCGTACTTCGCGTCCCTCAAGCAGACAGGCGAGACGATAGAGCTGACCGGCATGAGCTACCTTCGCTACGGCGAACCCGTGAGGGTGAACCTCCCGTTCGCCACGGCAACCCGCTTTAACTACCTCGTAGTTGAGAACCCCGTAATGCCCGTGCCCACCAAGCCGGGTTACGCCTCGGCCGACGTGTTCTACTACTTCATCCTGGATGCGTCCTACGTGGCTCCCAACACCACGATGCTCAACGTGCAGCTCGACGTTTGGCAGACATATGGTGACCGTTGTACGTTCGATAGATGCTATGTCGAGCGCGGCCATATCGGGATAGCCAACTCCAACTCGACCAGGTACAACCTGGCCGACTACCTCACGGATTTGGAAGGTCTCAACATAGGTGACGAGTACGAGGTTGTTCACCAGGAATACGTCAACCTCGCACCGTATAGGGAAGATGGAACCGGTCTTGTACCCTGGGCGGTCTTCATGTCAACGACCAAGCTAGATGGTGACCTGGGTACGGTTGAGAACCCCGTTATGAAAACGTCCCCGGGCAATCGCAGTGGTGGCATGGCGATGGGTTGTCAGTTGTACTGCTGCAAGGCGTTCACCTTCTACGAGTTGATGCTGAACCTATCGGATTTTCCGTGGGTCACGCAGGGAATCCAGTATGTGACACTCGTCCCCGAGTCGATGATATATCACGATTTCGAGGAACTTACGGGCGTTGACGTGCAAGGTGTGACGATTTACGAGGTGTATGCGAGAAACAGGACACCCGATTACCGTTGGGTGAAGAACTTCTTCGCCAATTTCGAGATACCGCAAAGGTACAGAAACCTCGATAAGCTGTATGCTTTTCCCTATTGCGCTTTCGAGATGACGTATCAAAGTGGTGGCGAAATCGTCATGAAGCCAGAGTGTCTTAGAATCGACGCTGAAAAGAATGACGAACTGGGGTTGTGGCATTACCATTGCGTCGTTCCTCCCGATGTTCGCGAGGTCGTCGTTCCCGAGGCGTACAATGCCGTTGCCGGTGCGCAAGGCATGGAGTTTGCAAGCTACGATGGTTCGGGCGGCATATTCCCGACGAAGATTCTGCCGGGCGAGGGTCTTGACATGGCTCTCGTGATAACGGATTTCCCGCAACTATCTGTGGTAAACAACATGTACCAGTACTACCTGGCCTCACATGCGAACCGGATAAATTACAATTACGCGACTGCCGATTGGTCGCAGCAAAAGGCAATTATGGGTGCGCAACTGGGTTACAACCAGGCAAGCATGAACATGGCAACCCAGGAAAACCTTAACCGTGCGCAACAGGATTACAACACAGGTGCAGCCAACATAAATATGCAGCGTATACAGCAAAGCGCGATGATTAACGCTGCCGAGAACGCTGCACCTGCCCTGCAAGGCGATATCGTCCAGGGCGCTGCTGGTGCCGCCGCAGCGGTTGCCCGTGGCGTGACGGACTACAACGCGGCAAACATGATGTTGGGAGCTAACAACGCGCTTTTGCAAACCAACTTGGGCTATCAACAGGAGCAGTTGGGTTACAACCGTGACACGAATTACGAGTACGCGACGGCAGCCGCGCAGGGCGATTACGAGTTGGCAATCCAGGGCATTCAGGCCAAGGTGCAGGACGCTGCCGTCACGCAACCCACCACTTCGGGGCAGATGGGTGGTAAGGTCTTCAACATGGTCAACGGCATGACGCTAATCCTTTTCAAATGGAAACGGATAAAGCCCAACTTCATGCGTCAGGTGGGTGACTTCTTCCTGCGATACGGCTACTACGTGAACCGCTGGTTGGTTCCCCCTGCGAACTTGCGCTGCTGCGAGAACTTCACGTATTGGAAGATGCAGCAGGTGGCGCTTTCCACGACCGAGGTTCCCGAAGTCTTCAAGCAGGCGATTCGCGGCATCTTCGAGAAGGGCGTGACCGTTTGGAGCGACCCGCGCAAGATGTGGAAGATAGAACTTGACGATAACGAACCCCTGGGAGGGGTGAGCTACTAATGAGCAAGACTGACATGACGGGGCATCCCAAGATTCTCAACACATGGGAATCCATGCACATGAACAACTGGCAGTACCGCATGTACTACGAGATGATAGAGCAGATGGCCTGCGCCATCTACCGCTGGGAGGGTGTGCCGGTCGAGATTGACGAGCGTTTTCTGGAACTTACGCTTTTCAATCGCGGACTGTCGGTGTTCTTTCACGATGACGAATACGACAAGTATTTCTCGCTAATGGGCGCTCCGAGCGGTTCCATCAACATGTACCAGAACCCGACGAGCTACATTGCCTACGGCACCAACGGTTTCAGGCGCAACCTCTCGATGTTCGATTGCGTCCCCATCTGGAACAACTACCTTCGCCGACCCGACATAAACGCGATGCGCATATACGCCCGTAGGCTCGCCGATATCGACCGCACCGTTGACGTTAACCTATACGCCCAGAAGACTCCCATCCTGCTCGTCGTGCCGGAATCCATGCGGCTAACCGCGCAGAATCTGGTCAAGCAGTATTCGGGCAACGAGCCGGTCATAATGGGAAACGAGGGTCTTTTCGACCCTAGCGCGTTCACATACCTCTCTCCCGAGGCACCGTATCTGGTCGATAAGCTCCTGGAGGCCAAGATGACGGTGTGGAGCGAGGTAATGACCTACTTTGGCATCCAGAACACGAACATCCAGAAGTCCGAGCGCGTCCAGAGCGCCGAGGTCAACGCCAACAACGGGCAAATCGAGGCCAACCGCCTCATTCGCATCAAGTGCAGGCGCATGGCCTGCAAGGAGATTAACCGCCGCTACGGTCTTGAGATGTGGTGTGACATGGACAAGGACGTGTCCTCGATGAACGAGAACATGCTGCTCATGGCGACACCTGCCGATACCGTGGAATCGACTACGGAGCTGTTCTAGATGATTGACATTCACGTACGACAACCCCTGGACTTCCATAGGGGAGCCGTCTTCACCGTGGAGCTTGGCTGCCTGGTGGAAAACGGCTTCGACCTGGGAATGACCGACTATCCCATCTTCGACGAGGCGTATAGGGAACCGCTCAACGCCAAGATTCGCGAGCATTTCTGGTTCCGCGAGATAGGGCAGGAGACACCGCAGATGTTCAAGCGGTTGCTGAACCGCACGATGAACGAGGTCATGCCCTACTACAACCAGCTATACAAGACCACGCTTGACGAGTTCTCCCCCTTCGACAATTACGATATCACCACGACGGGCAACAGCGACGAGTCCAGAACCGCCCAGCGCGACTACGAGCGAGACGAGACCGCCACGGCGACCGCCAGTGCCAAGAACGCAAGCGACGCGACGAGCCGTGCCCTGGTGAGCAACACGCCGCAGATGCAGCTCTCCGGGCGCGAGGACTACGCCACCAGCATTACCGACTCCAACTCCGCAAACACCGCAACCTCCGATTCTGACTCCACCAACGCGGTCAAGGCCAGCGACACCACCAGCGACACCGCGCACACAACCAACGGTTACGTGACGCATCGCGCCGGCACGCTGGGCATCACGAAGTCAGACGCGCTCATGCGGTTTCGTGATACACTATTGAACATTGACATGATGGTGATTCACGAGCTGGACTCCCTTTTCATGGGAATCTGGGGAGACTACGAGAACATGCTCTAGGAGGGAACACATGATTTGCTATCCGTTCATGTTCGGCACGTGCGCACAGGTCACGACTCCGCTGGTCTATGACGAGTCGATTTCCACCGTACAGCAGATGGCGGCGTTGTGCGCCGCCGTCAACAAGATAGCAGCCGAGGCTGCGACCGAGACCGACTTGCAGAACCTGGTCAAGGAGATTAACGCCGACCAGGAGGAGCAGACCGAAAAGCTTACCGAATACGTGGATACCGAGGTCGCCAACCTCGACCAGAAGTGGCAGGCCCTGATATCCAACGTCAAGGAGGGGCAGCTGGTCTGGGACGTGACGCTAGGCCGATGGAACGACGGCGTTGACGCGATGCGAAACCTCTTCAATGACGTGACCTTGCATTCCGTGTCCGTTGACGTGCTTGCCGAAATGCCCGTCACGGTTGACGAGGTTGCCGAGAGCGGACTGAACGTGCGAGGTCTGGCGGTCTACGCCGGATACCTCGACCCGACGTACCTTCCGGACGGAGTGGGATACGTCGAGCCGCCACCGACTGACTATCCGCTCGACGTGGCGGGTCTTGCCGCCGCGGAGATTCGGGACGGCTATTTCGTGACCGAGGGTGACGCGCCGGTAACTACCGCCAAGCTCGCCACGGCACGTGTGGATGACGGCTACGTAAAGGAGGACTAGAAATGCCGGGAACGCCAACGACGCACTACCAAATCCCCACCTACGCTCAAAGCGACCCGCCCGATTTGGCGGGTGCCTACAACGAGGCTATGGTCAAGATTGACGCGCAGATGGAGGCCAACGAGCAGATGGCGACCGACGCGACCGCCGAGGCAGCTGCCGCGAAGCAGGCGGCGAACGCCCTGGAAACGCAGCTGGGGGACTTGCAGACGCAGCTGACCACGCTTTCTGGCAAGGTGGACGCAATTGAGCAGTCGGGCAGCTTCGCTCCCGCGGACACCGACGCTATCGCCGACGTTGCGAAAATCGGGCAGGCCAAGGTGACCGCCACCGGTATCGTCTACTGGAAGGAGCAGGAGAATGCAGGCAACGCCTAACCTGAACCTACCGCTCTACGAGGCCACCGACGCACTGAACATGGTTTCCGGGTACAACGACGCGATGGGAAAACTAGACACCGCGCTTGCCGGTGTGACCGCAAATCCGCCCTACAAACACGTGGCTAACCTTACCGTTGCTACCGCTGACAAACCAGCCAACGTGTCAGGGGATTTTCAGGTGAACGTATGGGGCATCCAGCTGGTCGATGACTATGACGCGACGGACGCTGCAATCGTATGGGTGACTGGCATAGCGGATTTCTACCCAGGCATCACGGATGACGCGCTCGCCGTCGAGATACCGCTTACGGGAACGGTTCGTTTGGAGCCGATGGAGCATAACGGCTCCACGACGTACATGACGATGATGGGTGCCGACGGTATCGGGTTGCGCATGAAGTCGCAAAGCGTGGACGGCATCAACGTCACGTCCTCGTTCTCGCTCATACTCACCCGCAAGGTGGATACGGCAAACAGCGAAGTGTTCCTGTTCGCGTTCCCCATCCTCGCAAAGCGTCTCTAATACCCCACCACGGAGGTGTAATCATGGATTTCAAGAACGTACCCGCCAATATCGGGATGCTGGATTCAAAGGCTGACGAAACTGATTTGACTGCGTTAGATGCAAGGATTGCAGCGTTGGAAAGCAAGAACATATGTGATGGAAAAACTTTATACAAAGGTGAATTCATCGACCAAGTAACATTTGAAAGTCTGGGAAGTTGCACGGTCACCAGAATTAAACCAGTGACACCATCTCCAAACACGCCAATAGGCATTTTTGTTGTTTCAGTATACACGCCTGCACGAAATTTTTCAGAGTATCTATCGGCAACAATAAGCATACCTATGCAGACATTGGGTATAAACGAAAACGCTTACGCTAAAACTGCTAATGTGTTACCACTGTTGGCACTTGGAACATCAAGTGTTGGTACGACTACTGGGGTTACATTTAACGCAACAACACATAAAATAGATATCGAAATAAATGGTAACGGTAACCGTACACTTGAAAATACGGGAACTATTGTTTTTGTTGCGGAATTAACCAATGCGTAAACCGACTTTCGACGAGATGATTTACCCCGTCACGGCAGTCTTCCTGGTTGCCTGGGCAATCGTCCTCGTCTCGATATTCAGATAGGAGGATTCACATGAGGGATTTGGCGGGACAGCCGTCCAAGACGGCCAACTACGGGTTTCCCCTGTTCCTGGGGACTGACAAACCCAACCTTCGCGACAAGTTCGATGTCGCGATGATTGACATAGACATAGAGCTTCGGGACTTGCAGACGCAGGTGACGGCTCTCAAGAACGAGATTACGGCGATGAAGGGGAAGGTGGGCTAGATGGCTACCGAGTACACCGAGAACTACGACCTAGACCTCTACGTAGGGGAGGACAAGCCGAACCTGCGCGACCAGTACAACGCGGCGATGGGAAAGGTCGATGCCGCGTTGCAGGGTCTTCACGAGGGACACGCGGACAACGTCGAGGCGATTGCGTCTGCCAACGCCTCCATCGCCGCCAACGCGACCGAGATTGGCAAACTACAGGCCACCGACGCGACACACACGAGCCAGATTACGGCGTTGCAGAACGGGCAGACCTCCCTCAACACGAGGATGGGGACTGCGGAGGGCGATATCGACGGGTTGCAGACCTCGACTGGTTCGATTCGAAATGACGTAAACAGTCTAAAAACCAAAGTAACGGAACAAGGCAACAAGATAAGTGAAATCGGTAATAATCTTCCCGTGTTGGCCTGGACTGGTTCGGGAAACGCTAGCCCAACCGTATTGGGTTATGAAGCAAGGCTATGTAGAATCGAGCTTGACGGGGTTGACAAGCACCTTTACGTTCTAGCTGTGAAAACAGCTGGGTTGGCAACATCAGCCCAATTCACAATTCCCAGCGATTTTCTTGCCGGGTATGGTGAGACAGCTTTGACCGATGTGAATCTTGGTTGTGTGAAAACGTTGATTTCATCACCTGGTACATCGGAAGGTGCAGCCGTATACATGTCTTGCGAATTAACGTCGAATGGTGATTTGCATTGCTTTTTAAACGTTAAAGACGGTGGCGGTGGTTTGCAACACACTGCCAACCTTTCCATGATTTTTGTTTACGACTAATGCCCTCAACGCGTGACATATGCTATTACGCCATGTACGTAATCGGCGAGGTCGAGAGCGGGTGGGACTGGGGAGCCACCTACCCGCCCGACGCTATCACAATCGGCATGATTCAGATGTGGGGGCCGGAGGCCGGTGGTTTCCTGACCCGCATGAAGACGGAAACGCCCGATGACTACGCCAAGCTCGCCGATTCGCTGAAAGCAGACGTTGACGCACATCCAGGTGCCGTGGACTGGTGGCAGTCGCGCTACCTCACGCAGGCCGAGGCGAACAGCTGGGTTGTGGCCTCGCAATCCACCACTAACCACGCCTTGCAGGAAGACCACGCGATAAACGAGTTCGCCGACTACATAACCATACTCGAAGGTTGGGGAATGTCGCAGAGCAACCCCAAGCCGCTCATTTACGCAATGAGCATGTACCACCAGGCACCGAACTGGGCAGGTCAGGTCATAGGCTCGTGTGGAGGTTCCGCCGACCTCGACCTGGTTCACACCACGGCTATGAACAGCAATTTCGCGAAGTACCGCAACCGCTACCAGACGAACTACGACCGGCTTTCCGCATGGGACGGGCAATCACCGCCTCCCGACTTCGGGCAGTCCGGCACCGTGCAGATTGGGGGACAGGGTGGAGGCATAGGCGTTGCCGCCTCGTCCGTCTCCTACATCATGCAGCGTGGGGACATGCTGGTGTTGTTCGGAACGGGAACCTTCGCCAACGGCTTCCTGTTCTACCCTGCGGCAGGGCAGCGCTGGGTGCCCTCGCGAAACGCAGATGGCGTGATAATCGAGGGGGGCAACACCGGAGGAGGTAGCGCCACGGGTTCGCAGGCTATGGCCGATATCGTCGCGCTGTTCCGCAGCTGGGAAGACCGCTTCGCGTACTCCCAGGGTGCCGGCAGGCTCGACCCGCTTTCGAGCGGGTACGGGGACTGCTCCTCGACCATATGGGCTGCATACCAGCAGGTATCAGGCGTGGACTGCGGCACCTGGACGGGTGACATGGTTTCCAAGGGGACGCTGGTGGCGGAGGGTTCCGGCATCCCGTTGCCGGTTGCCTCGATGCTACCCGCCGATTTGGTCATAGTGTGGAGACCCGGTGCGTCCGAGTCGGGGCACGTGGAAATGTACATGGGTGACGGGACGCTTTGGGGTCATGGTGGGCCTGATGCAGGCCCCGACCTCACCACGACCGACGCTGCCTCATACGGCACCGGCTCGCGCGTCGCGAAATGGCAGGTGAGGCGATACCTATGAGGGACGAGGATTACTGGCACGCAGACGAGCTGCTTTCGCGAAACGCGATGTTCAACTTCGCCATAGGCGGTCGAGGCACGGGCAAGACCTTCGACTGCGTGCGCCGCTGCATCAGGAAAGCCCAGCAATCATATGCCAAGGTCGGTATCGCCGACCAGTTCATCTACGTGCGCAGGTACAAGAGCGAGTTCGCGGACAGGCAGCTGTTCTTCTCTGCCGTGTCGCAGAAGTTTCCCGGATGGGAGTTCAAGGTGGAGGGATGGAACGGCTACATGCGCAAGTGCGCGAAGGAGGGGGCAAAGGAGAACCGCTGGATTCACATTTGCTACCTGGTGACGCTGGCAAACGCGCTGACCAAGAAATCTGTACCGTATCCGCAGGTGAAGTGGATAATCTACGACGAATTCATCATTGACAAGGGTTCGCTGCACTACCTCCAAAACGAGTGCAAGGCGTTCCTGGACTTCTACAACACGGTTGACCGATTCGAGGACAGGGTACGCGTCCTGTTCATCGCCAATGCCGTGTCAATCGTCAATCCCTACTTCGTGTTCTTCGACCTCAAGCCGAGGAAGGGGCAGCGTTTCCTCAAGGCCAAGGACGGCTACATATGCGTCGAGAGCGTCCAGGCAACCGCCTACGTCGAGCATGTCAACTCCACGCGGTTTGGGAAGATGATTAGGGGAACGTCGTACTACGATTACGCCGTTGGCAACGAATACCACGATGACAATGACATGTTCATAGAGAGAAAGACCGACACCGCGCAGTTCCACTACGCCATAAGGTTCGATTCGCGCACGATTGGCGTATGGGTGGACTATGCGAATGGTGTATACTATGTCTGTGCCAGGTACCCAAAGGACGCGCAGGTCTACACGTTGACCAAGGAGGACATGGCACCCAACCTGCTCATGGTCGAGCGAAGCTCCGCGATGCTCAAGGGACTTAGGAAGCTCTACATGGCCGGTTGCGTTCGTTTCGATGACGTGAGGAGCAGGGCGCTCTTCAATGACATCATGGAATACCTGGGACTCTAGGAGGAAACCACATGGACTTCACCACGCTACCCTGGCAACCCGTAGTGATTGCCGCGCTCATGATGGTGCTGGATATCGTCACGGGCGTTGCCGCCGCCGCGAAATCGCACGACATACAATCGTCTAGGCTCCGGGAGGGGCTATGGCATAAGGCGGGTTACTTCGGGTTGATGGCGTTGGCCGCGGTTTACGAGATTGCATGCACGTGGCTCAACATCGTGGAAATCGCGCAGGGAATCGGCATCGAGGTACCCGTTCTTCCCGCGCTCACCGCAGTTTGCGTGTTCGTGATAGTGACCGAGCTGGTGAGCATCCTGGAAAACCTCTGCGAGCTTAACCCCGAAATCGCGAAACTGCCCGTTTTCAGTTCGCTGAAACCACACGAGGACTAGTCATGCTGCTCTACGTGATAGCGGGACATGGTGCGGGTGACACCGGCTCGGTGGGTTGCGGCAGGTTCGAGGCTGACATGACGCGCATGATTGCTCGTAGGCTCTCCGAACTTGGCGGCGATTACGTCATGGTTCACGACATGGCCGATGACGCGTACCAGAGCGGTTTCCTCAAGACCGCGAACTTCATGCCGGGAACGCAGGTGCTCGAAATCCACATGGATTGGTCGAGTGACCCGAACCCACACGGTGCGCACGTGATAATATCGGACATGGCGCAGGCCGACGTTTACGACTGGTCGTTGGCACGCGACATGCACGCCCTCATGCCGGGTCGTGATGACATGCTGGTGAGACGCGATGACCTGGGAAACCCCAACACCTGCGCGAGGAGGGGGATACCGTACAGACTCCTCGAATGCGGTTTCATCAGTAACCAGAAGGACGTTACGTTCGTACTGTATCACCTGGACGAGATTTGCGAGACGATTCTGAAAGTGTTCGGCATATCAGGCAAGGAGGTAAGGCCGATGGAATGTCTTATAAGGCCAGATGGCGAGGGTAGGATGGTGTACGTCTGCGGTTGCGAGTACCGCAGCCTCGACACTCCCGACGAGATGGAGGCCATCGAGCGGTGCTATCGAGAGTGCAATGGCACCGAGATACCCAAGTTCGAGTTCGGCTCTCCCGAGGCTCCCTGGGCTTCAAGATTGTTCTCCGCACTCGACCGCTGATTGTGGTATAATCAAGTGGTAAACGATACTTGCAAAGGGAGGATTACATGCAACACTACGCAATAGACTTCGACCTCGGCGTATGCTGGAACACGCCAGACGATGACCTCGGACGGGTTACCGATAACCTATACAACGGGTGCATCGTCAACGTGGATACGCACGTGGCGGTGACGGTGTTCCTGAACGGCATCGTCGTTGCCGACGTAACCGTACTCAAGGATGCGCAGAACGTACCGGCCATAAGCTCGTTGGTAGACAAGGAGATGACGCTGGGAGCGTTCGTGGAGATGGTTAACGGCATGGCGAGGAGTGGGGAAATTGGAACTGCTGACAAGGATAATCACCGTGATGACGTGGGTGGCGATGCTGGGATGGGGAGCAATTCTCTTTTCGATACTATGGGACATACTAGATAGGGGTGTGTGAAATGGAGTTCGAAGACAACGTGAAGCAGAGTTTCGATAGGGTGAAGAATACGACCGATGGCCTGCAAGGTGCGATTAGCAGCTGTGAAAAGAGGCTGGATAAGCAGAACGGCAGGCTTAGTAAAGTTGATAACGAGCTAGCCGAGCAAGGTGAGGATATCGAACGGCTTTTCAAAAAGATTGAAGAGTTGCATGACGTTGATGTGAAGTGGAGGAGGTCATGTGCTAAGTCGATTGAATTGCTAAACGAAGGACTTCACAATATGTATAAACTGCACAACAATTTGTGCGACGTGGTGAATATGACTGTGGACTACATTAACGAAGAAAACCGCAATTTGAAATGCCACGGTATCTGGTTCGGATGTGGCATATTACTCGCCAGCATGGTTTTCTCGACTGTGCTATATTTCATCT